TCAAGTCCGTTATATAGATTTATGATAACAGATGGAAAGTTTAAAGGTGTAGAGTTTTATTTTAAGAATGTAGAATTAGATTCAAAAGATGATTTACTTGGTTGTGATGTAGCATTTGAATATGAAATCATTGGTGGAAATTATAGAGATCATGGTTATGATGGAGAACAAGAATATTTAAATAGAGTTATTACAGATAAGAATAGAGATCAATTTAAAGTAGAGTTGGGCAAGATACTTAATAACTTATTGGTATTAAATGACCCAAGAGTTATTTTGCATAAAGGGAGAATGATTAATCAATGAGAATAGAGCAACTAATACTTGAGAACTTAATACACGATCCACAGTATGCAAGTTTAATTGGTGTGTTTTTAAAAGAAGAATACTTTAGAGCTCATCCAGAGAAAGTAATTTTTTCAGAAATACAGAGTCATATAAAAGAATATAATAAATCGCCAGGAGTTTCTGCTCTTGCAAATATTATTTCAGAAAGAGATGATTTAAACGAGAATTTGTTTAAAAGTTGTGTAGAAGTTTTGCAACGGTTGGGTAAAACAAAATCAGATGACCCAGAATGGCTTGTATATGAAACAGAAAAGTGGGCAAAAGATGCAGCTGTTTATAATGGTATTGTAGATTCGATTGCAATATTGGAAGGGAAGGATAAACAAAAACCAAAAGATGCTATACCAGATATGTTGACTGATGCATTAGCAGTATCTTTAGATACAAGTGTGGGTCATAATTATATTGAGGATTCGTCAGACAGGTGGGATTATTATCATAAAAGAGAACAGAGATTTCCATTTGGTATTGAGATGTTGGATAAGATTACAGGTGGGGGAATATCACCAAAAACTTTGACAGTATTTCTTGGTGGTACTGGTTCTGGTAAAACATTAGTTAAGACACATTTGGCATCTCAATATATCAAGCAAGGATTTGATGTTTTATATATTACAATGGAGATGGCACAAGAGAGAATAGCTGAGAGAGTTGATGCTAATTTGTTAGACATTGACTTAGATCAGATTCGACATTTACCAAGAGAATCATTCAATGCAAAGATTGAAAAGATGATGAACTCTACCAGAAATTTTGGTAGATTAGTTATCAAAGAGTATCCGACTTCAGGAGCCCATGTTGGAAATTTTCGTGGATTGTTGAGAGAGTTAAAGATCAAGAAACAATTTTCACCACAGATCATTATATTAGACTATTTAAATATATGTGCTTCCAACAGAGTTAAGTGGACAGCAAATATGAATACTTATGTTTATATTAAATCCATAGCAGAGGAGATTCGTGGATTTGCAGTCGAATCAAATGTTCCTGTTATCACAAGTTCTCAGTTAAATCGTGAAGGGTCTATGAGTTCAGATCCGGATATGTCAAATATATCCGAGTCATTTGGACTACCAGCAACAGCAGATTTAATGTTAGCTATTGTGGCAAATGAGGATAATGGGGGTCAATTAATGTTCAAACAGTTGAAGAATAGATATAGTGACCCCACAATTAATTCAAAATTTATGCTTGGTATGAACAAAAATCGTATGAGATTGGAAAGTATTACACAATCACAGCAACCAGTATTAGCAAATAGTGGGGCTGATACAAAAAAGTTCTCAGATTCACCACTTTTGAAGCAACATAAGGACATTAAAATGGCTACTGCTGATTGGAAAATATAGCTAAATGTTTAATTATTATAAATATTAGGTGGATTTTATATAAATAAAGCAGATATGAAAGAAAAGAAACTTATAGAATTATTCAAAGATTCGGCCGATAAACTGAAACGTAAAGAGAAACATAGTACGGCACTTCATTCAATGGGTGGCTATGGGGAATTGGATCATCAGAGAATATGTCCATTTCGTTCTATTCCATTTGAGGATTGTCCATTATGTAAGTTAGAGAGTTTAGATACCCTATGATTCGATTCGCACAGTTATTAAATGAAGATAAGAATACTCACTTAGAACATCTTGAAGATGAGATAATTAATAACGGATTAACTGGTGCAAAGACAGCAGTTAGATTTTTAAATTCGTTGAGAGATATGTTGAACGGAGTTGGTAAAGGTTCAACGAGTGTTACAGTTAAATGGGATGGAGCTCCAGCAGTTTTTGCTGGAACAAATCCAGAGAATGGGAAGTTTTTTGTTGCAACAAAATCGTTATTTAACAAGACCCCGAAAATAAATTATACGAATGCTGATATAGAAACCAATCATGGTTCAGAGGGTCCGACAGATAAACTTAGAGTTGCACTCAAACATCTTCCTAAACTTGGAATGAAAGGTATATTCCAAGGTGACATCATGTTTACTAAGGAGGATCTTGCAGAAGAAGAAGTTGATGGTGTTAAAAGTGTAGTCTTTACACCCAACACAATAACTTATGCAGTTCCGACTGATAGTGAACTAGCTAGTACAATTCGTAAAGCAAGTATAGGAGTTGTCTGGCATACATCATATAGTGGAAAAACTATTAAAGGTCTGAAGGCATCTTTTGGTGTAGACTCTAGTAAGTTTACAACAACTAAAAGTGTTTGGTCAGAAGATGCTGGTGTTAAGAATGTTAGTAGTGTTGCTGGTTTGTCAAAATCAGATACTAAAAGTCTTACTGCCAAAGTAAATCAGATCAAAGGAGCTATAAAAAAGGCTGGAAAGTTTTTTGATGTTCTCAGTAAAAGAGAACACAAGACATTAAGTTTAGGTGGTCAACTGAAAATCTTTTTTAACTCTAAGATTCGTAAAGGTACTAAGTTGTCAGGTGTAGACAAGCTCGTTAAGGAGTTTGATAAATATTATATTGATCGTATGACAAAAGAGATTGCAAGTAAGAAATCAGACAAAGGTAAAGCAAAATACCAAAAGATGCTCAAAGATTCCAATAAGGAATTAAAGAGATATAAGAACGAAATATATTTTGCCTTTGCAACTTACTTAGCTATTCGTGATGCAAAGATGATTGTTGTGCAACAGTTGAATAAGATACAAGGTATTGGTACATTTCTGAAAACACCAAAGGGATTTAAAGTAACAGCACCAGAAGGTTTTGTTGCTATTAATGCAAAAACTGGAAAGGCTGTTAAGTTGGTTGATAGATTAGAATTTTCTCATGCCAACTTTACGATTGCAAAAAATTGGAGTTAAGGATTGAAATACTTTGAGAAGTTACCTTTAATATTTGATGAAACAAAATTGGTTACAGCTTTGCAAGATGTTGAAGAAATAGCACCATGGCCAAAAGAATCAGAACATAAAAAATATCATCAGATTTGTTTGACAAAGAGAGAAGGTGAAGAAGCACCAGATTGTTTTTATGAAGGTTCTGGTGGTGTTTATCGAACAATGGTTGATGGTCAAGAAGTTATTAGACAACAAGAACTTGATGAAAAAGATTATGGTACTTTTATACCAGAATTAAATCATACATATTTTAGAGAAGTTTATAATACTTTAAATGAATATGTTGGTCAAAAATATGATGGTCAGTTGGGTCGTGTTCGTTTAATAAAATCAAAACCAAGAACATCTTTATCTTGGCATAGAGATCCTGAATCAAGGATTCATGTTCCTATTATTACAAATATAGGAGCTAAAATGGTTATTGAAAATGAGGTAAAACATTTGCCTGTTGGTAGAGCTTGGTATACGAACACAGTTCATTATCATAGTCAGTTTAATGGTGGTGAAGAAGATCGTGTACATTTGGTAACATCTGTAACACGCAAAGATAATTGGTGGACAATGGGGTGAATTATGACTATTGGAAAAAGTATAACATATGTTAGTAAAGAAGTTTTAATACAAGTTCGTGAAATTATTGATGGAATGATTGAAAATTATATAGAATATGAGTATGGTAATTGGGTAAAACCTGAAGAAAAAGATTATAAATACTCTAACGAATGGAATCAAATACAAAAAGGTAATGACTATTACTAAGATGAAATCGAGATATTGTGCTAAGTGTGAAGCGTTATACCAATGGCAATGTAATTGTCCAAATCATAAGAAGTATAAAAATATTATGAATAGATTTAAAGAAATTAGTATGGAAAAGGTAAATCTTTCATTAGAAGCAGTTGGATTACAAGAGGAAAAAAATGGAGAACTTTAAATATTTTACAGAAGCAAAGATGGCTCGTCAACATTTTCAGATGATAGCTGATGTAATTGCAAATTTAGATGTTAATGATACTATTAAAAAGGGTATTGCAATCAAATTTGCTGATGCATTTGAAGATACAAATCCGTTGTTTAAAAGAGATTTGTTTATTAAGGCAACTAGGAAGAAAACAGAATGAAAACTTTTAAAACACATTTGGAAGAAGCAAAGACCCCTGATATTAAATTAGGTAAATATACTTTTAAGTATAATAAAAAAGATAGTAATAAAGAACGTGATTGGTATGAATTTGGTGGTGTCAAAGGTAAGTATAAAGATGCGTTTTATATACTTGTAAACAATAAGACTAAATATGCAGAATTTAATTGGAATATTAGTGATAGTCATGGGGATGGTAATGAACTTATTGATTGGATAGAAGATGTACAACAAAAGACTAAAGCTTGGACTGATGAAATGTATGATGATGATGAAGGACAAGAAAAGTATTTTGATAAACCAATAATCCGTCCTATGGAAAAAGCATTTGAGAAACATTTTAAGAAGATGGGTTATAGAACGGACATTGCTAACTGATGAAGTTATTTAGTTTTAAAGAATTTTTTTCAGAGGCAGTTGGTGATTCAGTAGTATTTACCTTTGGTAGAATGAATCCTCCAACTATCGGACATGGTAAACTGATTGATAAAGTATTAACAGTTGCCAAGACATCTGGAGCTAAACCAATTATCTATCCATCTAAGACGGAAGATGATAATAAGAATCCATTACCTTTTAAGATGAAGGTTAAAGTTTTGAAAGATGTATATGGAAGTATTGTAAATACAGATCGTACAATACAGAGTCCATTTCATGCGTTGGATAAATTGGATGATAAGAAAGTATCTAATGTAACATTTGTGGTTGGTAGTGATCGAGTGAGAGAGTTTAAGAAAAATATGGGAAGCCATATTAAAAAGAATTTAACTAATATTAAAAAGTTTTCTGTTGTTTCAGCTGGTGAACGTGATCCTGATGCTTCTGGTGTTTCTGGAATGTCTGGTTCTAAGATGCGTTCTTTTGTAGAGAAAGACCAGTTTGATAAATTTAGAAAAGGATTAATAACCAAGAGTAGTAGTCTTGCGAAAAAAGTTTTTACAATACTACGAAAGAAACAATCATAAGAGGATACTATGAAAACATACGATAAGTTTAAGAAAGAGTTGACTGAAGATGGAATGTTGCATGGGGAATATGGGACCGAGAAACCGTCAACGACTATACACTACGGCCCCAATGATCCGGAAATTGTTAAGACCGCAAGTGTTACAATGGCAGTCCCCAAATATAGATTAAGTGAAAGTGAGAAAGGGTGTAATCACACCTGTGCTCATTGGAGAGATTCTTCTTGGTGTAATGAATATTATTTTAAATGTGATTCTACTTACACCTGTGATTCTTGGAAGGACTCTGGTATTTAATTACTTAAAAAAATATTAACAAAAGGAGACTAAAATGGCACCTTGGATGGTACATGGAATCTGGTTCTTATTGGGCTGGATGGTTGCTGGTTGGTTATATCATTAATCATTAGTGATTAGGTATGATTAATTTTTAATATACAAATCTGTTAACAGGAGAAATGAAATGGAAGCAATGATTTTAGGTTGGGCTCAGACTCAATCTTGGTGGGGCATCGCAACGACTGTAATTGTTATTGCGAATGGTATCACAATGACACTTAGGGATAAGTATGCTGAGAATATTCCGATACTTGGAAAAATTTGGCCTATCTTGAACTGGTTGTCTTTGAATATCGCCAACAACAAGAATGATGAGAAGTAAAACTAAGTAAACATTTTTAAGGAGTAAACTACTATGTGGGATCAGATTGTGGGATGGATTAAAAAATTGACTGAAGCTGGTGTATCTTTATTGGCATTAGCTATTGTTATGCAAATCATTTTTGGTAAAGCAGTTCCTTTTATCGGCGGAGATGTTATTGGTAACATTACGCATATAGTTGGAGCTCTTGGCGCACAGGGGCTAGTTGGTCTAGCATCAGTTGGCGTCATTTATGCAATTTTTACTAGAAAATAAATATAGTTATGGAGGGGCTTCGGCCCCTCTTTTGACCAAAGGAGAGATATTATGCAAGGATTATATAAAGAATCAATGGGTGCGGTTGTTACACAAGAACAACAGGTGTATTATCTTCATGCTGATTCTTCACATGAAGGTGTAAATCATAATGAGTGGGTTGAATTTACTGTGGATGAAGATGGTAAAGCACATATACAACGTGGAGGGACTCAAGAAGAATCTATACAAGAAGAACTATTATTAGAGGAGGAAGAATAAAATGCCATTATGGGGAACAGAAGATACATTAGAAGGCAAACCAAAAATTCATGGCCGAAGTTTACTTGCAGCCACACAAACACCCGGAACAGTTGATCCTCGTACAGGCATTTATGCTACGACAGCTGGTTGGGTTCAAGGTGGTGCAGGTCGTACTGGTAAGGATGTGATGCCTGAAGTTTTGGTAGCAATTCGTGGTTTGTCTACAAGAGCAACAGCAGAAGGAGATACATGGACAACTGCTGCTATGGCTGAAGCAAATATCACATCATTTAATTGGGACATTAGTTCATATTCACGAGCAGCAGGTGGAACATTATCAGTAACAGCAAACTTTAATGAAAGAGTTACGGTAACTGGTACGCCACAACTTACAGTTGTTAATGACAGTCGAGCTAATCATACATTAAGTTATGCAAGTGGTTCAACTACAAATCGTTTGACTTTTACTTTAGTAATTGCAGCAGCTCACGCAAGTCTGCAAGCTACTGATGTAATATCAGTCGGTGCAAATGCAGTTTCATTGAATAGTGGAACGATTAAAGATACTCTTAGTACGAATGCTGCAGTAATCACAAATAGTGCTGGTATTGGAGCGGCTACTGGAACAATTACAGCTGTTGCGTAAGTTGTACAATGTTTAAAACGATTTTTCTTGCCTTATTTTTGTTGTTTTGTTTCGTTGCACCAGTAGATAGTGCAGTTTATTATAAACAACATAATAGTGATGGTTGGCAAATAGTTCTTCAAGACGAATTTCAGGAACCCGGTTTAGATAAATTATTAGATTGGGTTCCTGAAGAAGTCCCGAGAACTGTATCGTTTTATTTTGATATTAATGGAGATGGTAAGTTTGATTTAAAGATTGCTTATTCTTTGATTGAAGC